TTGTAGCTTTTTCCTGAGCTCACGGATTTCAATTTGTTCCGGGGTAATGGGGGAGGCTTTTGGTGTTTTTCCCTGCCGCTCATCACGTAATTGTTTCACCCATCGCGTCATTGTGGAAAGGCCGACATCCATAGCGCTGGCTGCATCTGCCACGGTGTAATTCTGGTCAACGACCAGTTGAGCGGATTCGCGTTTAAACTCTGCGCTGAAATTTCTTTTTTTCATTATGGCACCTGTGTTGTTCTGAGGTGAGCATATCACCTCTGTTCAGGTGGCCAAATTCAGTAAACCACTTCAACGACATCATCAAGGCTATTGATGCACGGCTTGCACCGCTTTACTCATCTCCTGCCATTCAGGCGCCGATGATCAACGCCGAGAGTCAGTGGCAGGAGCGTTACACGTTAACTCTTTCCCTGCAAGCACACATCACCGTGTCGTTCCAGCAGGACTATTTCGACAAAGCAGAAATTTCAACTGAACAGGTGGATAACCGCCCATGAGCACAATCCCTTTATCTGTAGATTTTAATATCACGCCCAATGTCGTTACGCCTGCCGGTTCTGCGGTTGATGCTAACGGCCTGATGTTGACCGATAACGAGCTTATCCCGGTTGGCGCGGTACAATCTTATTACTCCTCATCTGATGTATCAGCTTTGATGGGGAGTGAATCGAAAGAATTCCTCGCAGCACAACAGTATTTTAACGGATACGAAAATTCATCCGTTATTCCTGGTGAACTGCTGATGTATCGTATTGTTACTTCACCAGTGGCTGGGTATCTTCTGTCCGGCAACCTGAAAGGTGTTGCCCTGGCAACACTGAAAGCGATTCCAGCAGGAACAATCACCCTTTCCATTGACGGTGAGTCGACTACCAGCACATCAATTGATTTGTCCACAGCCACAAGTTTTAGTGACATTGCGTCCAAGTTGCAGGTTGGAATTGGTGCAAGCAAGGTGGTGGTTGAATGGTTGCCAATCGCTAACCGATTCATCATTCGCTCTGCCACTACTGGCGCAGAGAGTGAAGTGTCTTATGCCTCTGCTGGCGCTCTGGCTGCCGGGTTATTACTGACGCAGGATTCCGCAGCGATTGTATCACCGGGTTCTGATGCGGTAACTCTGACAGACACGATGAACAACATCATCAACGTCAACCAGAACTGGATCCTGTTTAACTCGCTGGTCGAACTGGCCGATGACCAGAAAACAGAATTGTGCGCATGGGCAAGCAGCAGTAAAAACCGGTTTGGATATGTTGTTCACGACACCACTTCAGCAGGAACGGTAGCCAATAATGCCAATTGCTTTGTGCAGAAAGTGGTTGTGGCAAATGGCTACGAGAACATTTTTCCGGTGTACGGAACATACCTGTATAGCGTTACAGCACTGGCATATGCTGCATCCGTGGATTTTGCACGCACCAATGGGCGTATCTCGTTCAAGTTCCGTGGATTTTCAGGGTTAGCACCCAACGTAAGCGATCTGGCGACCGCTCAGGCACTGAAGTCAAACGGTTACAACTTCTACGGCTCATACAGCCTGAACAAAACAATGGCGCAGTACGCATCTGATGGCGCCATTACTGGCAAGTTTGTATGGCTGGACAGTTTTATTAATCAGGTATGGATTAATGCCAATCTGGTTAGTGCTTTTGCCAACCTGTTCACCAATAACCAGTCTTACCCGTTCAATGAGACAGGATACGGCGCAGTTTCTGCTGCTGTTATTGATGTTGCTGAACAGGCTCTCAATTTCGGGGCTATTCAGCGTGGCGTGAAACTTGATAATGCGCAAACCAGAATTGTGAATAACACAGTTGGAAAAGATATCTCATCGACGCTGTATTCACAGGGCTGGTTCCTGTACATCCCGACACAGTCAGGCTCTGCACGCATTGAGCGCGACCTGAAAGGTGTCATTTTTTATTATGTCGATGGTCAGTTAATCCAGTCCATCACAATGTCCTCAACCGCGATTTTATAAGGGAATAAATCATGCCTATAGATATCACCTCGGCAAACAGTAAGCTGCGAATCGTCGTACCCGCTTACTACCCTGGCGGTTTTGATGTTGACGACTACGCAGCTGATAACATGTTTGAAACTGGCGCACTACAGAACAAAGAAGACATGATGTCAGCGGACGGTAAATACCATGCTGGTTTTATCTTTAACCCGACAGAGTTCACCATCAACCTGATGCCCACATCCAATGCTGGCTCGCTGATTGATGACTGGTATGCAGCGGAGAGAACTGCAATTTCAGCGTTTCAGTGTAATGCGGTGCTTACAGTTCCGGCTCTCGGCGCGAAGTGGAATTTTGTGAACGGGGTTCTTTATACATGGACTCCAACCCCTCCGGGTCGGCGCGTACTGCAACCACGCCCGGCAGTATTTCACTTTGAGTCTGTAACACGGAGCACTATCTGATGGCACGTAAAGAAATCCCCTTTATCGTGGAAGACGATAATCGCGACAATGGGAAGGAGTTCATTATCATAGAGATGTCGGCATGGGATGCCGACGAACTGGCACAGGATTTATTCCGCTCCATGGGGGAATCGGGATTCTCTGGTATCCCTGCTGATGTGATTGCCATGGGGTGCGCTGGCCTTGCCACCCTTGGTCTGAATGTTCTTTCTGCCGCATCGCCGGAAGTTGCCAGAAAACTTCGTGATCGCCTGATGTCAACTGTGCAAATTGTGATTACACACGAAGGCAGCAGACAGGTGCGAACCGTGAAGCCTGTCGACTTTGAAGAGGTATCAACCATTCGTCAGGTAATGGACAAGGTATTTAAAGTCAATTTTGATTTTTTAACGATCGCCGGAGAGTGAAGTACCCGTTCATGGAAGAGGAGACTCTTCCGGCAAAACTCGTTATCCCCGTAAACGTCACACCATCAATGAACGCCATTATCTGTTCAGGAAAAGCCACTTATACCGATTTGCAGGAAAGGTTATCTGTTCGTGATATGTATAACCTGCTGGAAATTATCTCGGTGGAATCATTTAACAAGCGGGTCTGGAATAAACATCAGGAGCAGCGATGATTATCAATGAGTTGGCCTACAAGGTCACAATTAAGGCCGATGAATTCCTGAATGGAAAACGGAAAGTAAAAGATGAAGTTAGTAAATTAAACAAAGATCTTTCTAGGGCTGAGAAGGAAAGGCTAAAGGAACTTGAAAAACAGCGGCAGGAAACGGAGAGGTTCGGTAAAACCGCTGTTTCAGCTTTCCGCAACGTGACAACAGCAGCCGCTGGATTTTTGGGAATTGGCGCAGGGTTGTATGGAGTCAAGCAACTTTTTACATCTACTGCCAACGAAATTGTGAGGGCCAGCCAACAGGCCAAGTTTTTCGGCTCTGATGTTAATAAGATGTTTGGTGTTCAGCGGGGATTTCGCCAGGCTGGTCTTAACGGTGACTCGTTCATTTCATCTTCTGGGAATGCCAGAATGGCTTTGGCAAATATTGCCGATCCGACTGTTATGGGAGGGCTTACTGGCGCTGCCCAAAATTTGCTGATTCTTGGAGCTCGTACCGGATTAGATATCAATAAGCTCGGCGACCCAAACAAGGCTCTTGCTGAGTTTTCTCGCTATGGCAAGACTCATTCTCAAGAAAACCTGATGCAGGTGATGGCTGCCGCAGGGTTCGATCCGACAGATGCCGCTAAAATAAAATCAGGGGAACTTAAGCAGCTTGTCGATTCAGAAACAAAGAAATCCCGTATTACAGCACAGCAGGTAAAAGAGCAGGAGAAGGTTGCTGCCACCCTTGGGCAACTTGATTCAGAGTTTTCCCGATTAAAGCAAAATTTAGCCATGGCATTCGCTCCAGACGTTATTGACGGGATGAAGGCTTTTGGTTCCTGGATTGAGAAACATCATGGCGACATCATTGGCTTTTTCAATGACGCCGGGAATATGACGAAGCAATTCACAAAGGCAGTTGGTGGTGCGGAAGAGGCTCTGAAACTATTGGCAGCAGCATATGTAGGAAGCAAACTTACAGGCGGCGCCCTTCCTCCATGGTTAGCAGGGTTAATAGCATATGGTTTGTATCTCTACAATGACAGGGAAAACATTGAGGGGGCAGCTAAAGGATCGTTTGATTACTCTAAACGTGAACTTGGAGATACCATGCGCAGCATGGGTTTTGATACTGATTTTGGGCGTAGAGGAGATGAGATTTATGGCAATAACATTCAGCCAGATATCCCTCTCCCTGACGGAGTAAAGCCAGTAAGCATGGATTCTCTCCTTGACGCCATTCGTGAGGTGGAATCGAGTGGTGGTAAAAAACTTTATAGTCCGAAAGGTGCTGTTGGTCCGTATCAGTTCATGAAGGATACTGCCATAGCGTACGGGTTAAAGGTCGGGGATGGGATTGATGAGCGCCTTGATGAGGTGAAATCTCGCGCTGCTGCTGAAAGGTTCATGAGGGATTTGCTAAAGCACTATAAAGGCAATGTTAACCATGCGCTGATGGCTTACAACTGGGGGATGGGTAATGTAGACAAAAAGTTAAAATATATATCCAGTACCGGGTTTGATTCACCATCATCCAAATACTGGAACACCCTGCCGAAAGAAACGCGAGAATATGTACCAAAGATTCGCGCCGCTCTTAATGCAAAAGAAAACGAGACGCTGGCTTACTATCAGCAGCAGCAACGCATCGCCTCAACACCAAGCCAGACAACATCAAAAATTGACAACAGCCGTAGCAGCAGTACAACTATTGGCACGGTAGTTGTTAACAGTAACCCGACAACAGTTGATGCTCTTACCAGAAGCGTCAATCAGCAAGTTAGCCGGGCGTCAACAAACGCGGCATTTTCCAGTGCAATGCCTTAGTCACCTGTAACGTTTTCTCTGTTTGTGCCTGTTGACTGAAGTCGGACGGTAAAAATGAAAACCCACCGTCAGGTGGGTTTTTTGTTTAGCAGTTCTCTCAACTTTTCGTTCTGCTCTCTGAACTTTTCCTGTATTTCTTTTTGCATGGCGATCACTTGGGCTTGAAGTTGAACTAGCGCATCAACATTTAACGGAACCGAGACGCTGTTGATTTTGTCTGCTATTTCCCCAAGAGTATTTTCTGCATTCAAGGCATCTTCCAGTATCTGCACAATCTCTGAGTTCATAGAGCGCCCGTTTCGTTTGGCTCTCTCCGCAATCGCGTCCCTCATCCCGTCAGGGAAACGCACAACAAACTTTTCGTAATCTTTAACCTGCTTTTCAGCCATAACATCACCTCAAAAAAAACAATGATGGCATATTGCTATTTATATTCAATGATAGCATATTGCTTTCAAGGCATAATGCCATTACGTAAAAGGAGTGATCAATGGAAAAGAATGAAGTGAAGACAACTCTTCGGTATCCGTACCGTTTTAAGGAGGAGGTGAAACGCATCGCCAAGGAAGAGGGGATGTCAGAAAACTCAGTGTTGGTTCAGGGACTTGCTTGGTGGTTGAAGTACCGGGAGAAAATGCGGAATGCTCTCTAAAAATAACGAAGCCCCGACAGCGGGAACTGGCGAGGCTTCTACATCAACAAATCTGATCGGGAAATATTGACATGAAAAGTATAGCAAAGGCACAAAACGATTTCACCATCTTCAAATTTGGCGACAGTGAAATTCGCGTCATTAACAAGTGCGGCGAGCCGTGGTTTGTAGCTAAAGATGTTTGTGATGCTTTAGCTTTGACTAACTCACGCAAGGCGCTTACTGCACTTGATGACGATGAAAAGGGAGTAACTTTAAGTTACACCCTTGGTGGTGAGCAGAATCTAAGCATTGTGAGCGAATCAGGTATGTATACATTGGTTCTGCGCTGCCGCGATGCAGTCAATAAAGGTTCAGTCCCACACAAATTCCGCAAGTGGGTAACAGCAGAAGTTCTGCCTTCAATTCGCAAACATGGCGAGTATGTAAAAGGAAAGAAAACCACTGTTGAGGAAAGAACACCGCTACGCGATGCAGTAAACATGCTGGTAGGAAAGAAAGGACTTCGCTATGACGATGCATACAATATGGTTCATCAGCGTTTTGGTATTGACAGCATTGATGAACTTTCAATTGAACAAATCCCGCTGGCCGTAGAGTACATCCACAGGGTAGTGCTTGAAGGTGAGTTCATCGGCAAACAAGAGAAGAAAACCAACGAGATTTCTGCAAAAGAAGCAAACAGCCTTGTATGGTTATGGGATTATGCCAACCGTTCACAGGCATTATTCCGCGAACTGTATCCGGCATTAAAACAAATTCAATCGAACTATTCCGGCAGATGTCATGACTGCGGTTATGAGTTCTCCCGTATTATCGATATAGCGAGAGACGTTTTAATCAATCACACACGAGATGTTGATATCAATGAGCCAGACGGACCAACGAATCTTTCCGCATGGATGAGACTTAAGAATAAAGAATTACCTCCTTCAGTACATAACTACTGACAGATAACCAACGCAACGACCCAGCTTCGGCTGGGTTTTTGTTTAATGGAGAGTAGATGGGCATAATCGATTTAAACACAGCAGACATATTCAATGCTATCGGTGGTGGCTCTCCGCTTTCGATCATCGACAGCGTTCTGCATCCTCAGTATGTGATTCGTGACAGGGAAACTGGCGAGGTTGCTCTTGAGTTCAGTGGTATGGCATCCGTGCAGCCAAGTGGCAGGGCGCAAATAACAAACGCTCCGGTGGAGAAAGGGAAATACCAGTCCATCAACAAAGTTAAAGAACCCGCCAGGGTAAGATGCGCAATCATCGTAAATGGTCTTACTGGTTTTTCCGGCAACATCCCGAATATTTTCGATCTCACATTCACAAGCCAGAACAGCACGCTGAACACAATCAAAATGATGCTGTCCTCTGCAAAAACATACGATATTGAAACGCCAAAGGAAACTCTGGAGAGTTTCGACCTTGTTGACCACTATTACGAAGTTAACTCTCAAAAAGGGGTGACTCTTCTGACGGTTTATCTTGATTTTCAGGAGGTCATTCAGCAAATGGAGGTTATCCTCTCTGGATCTCAGTCAGAACAGAAGCCAACGGATAACAATAAGTCACAGGGAGGTGTAGGAGTTGATCCGCAAATAACCAATGGCGGAGCCAGGGAATCTACTGTCGATGAGCTAAGTAAATCATGGTCATCACTGAAGTCATCTGTTGGCGAAATCACTGGAAAAATCTCCGACACAATCAAGACTGAATTCCAGAGTGCTCTTGATACGGTATCCAAACCAATACTCGAAGTCACAAACAGCGCAACAAAAAAAGCGGCAGATATTGCAAAAAATATAGTTAAGGCGAGTACATGATTACAGTATCTGTTCTTCCCAGCAAATCTCAGTCCATTTCGGTAAGTCTGTCTGGTCAGCAATGTAATATAAAACTTGTTCAGCGACAGAGTTTTATGTACATGGATTTAACTGTTAATGAAGTCCCAATTATGCAGGGCGTTCCATGTCTGTATGGGAATAAGATGGTAAGATATTCCTACCTTGGATTTAAGGGAGACCTTATTTTCATTGATAATGATGGGGAATCGGATCCGCAATGGGAAGGCTTGGGTAGCCGTTACTTGCTGTACTACATCGAGGAAAACGAGCTTGTATAAAAATCACAGTCTTCGGTTTGACTTCACGAATGAATCATCAGCATTTGATAAAAATGGGAACAATAAAATCTCCATCAGAAATGTTAAGTCAACAGTATCCCTGAACTTTGTTACCGGTCGGGGAGGCGCTCAGGCTGATATATCTCTTTACGGGTTAGGAATTGAAAGGCTTGCTGATATATCAGGGAAGGCTGATGGTATTATTGGAGAAGGGCAGAAGCTAAATGTTGAAGTATTTGCCGATGATTCTCTTGTTTTCTCTGGCACGATGCTTTCATCAATAGCAAACATGAATTCTGCTCCTGAAAGCAGCCTGATGATAACAGCTTCTTCTAATGTTGATTTGCAGAACATGCCAGCAAGTCCGTTTACAGCACAGGGGGCGCAAAGTGTTGAAGATGTCATCTCATCCATTTGTGCAAGTGCAGGTTATGAAGCTGTGTTTAATAATGTAAAAGGGATGACAACATCAGGAAGTCCGCATTTTGAAGGAAGTGTTTTTGAGCAACTTTATAGAGTCTGTTCAGATTATGGACTGGCAATGTCAGCTACGCCACCTGCAAAAGTAGAGTTCTGGCCTTCAGAAAAAAACAGAGATGATGTAATTCCGTTTATATCCAGAGAATACGGACTTGTTGGATATCCTGTATTTTCAAATGGGGGGCTGATGTTTCAGACGCAATATTCATCTCTCCTTTGCATTGGAAGATATGTGGATATCAAAACAGAACTACCACATGCAAGCGGAAGGTATAAGTTAACCTCCGTTCGGCATGAATTATCATCATGGATGCCAAATGGTTCATGGCACTCAATATGTATTGCCGCCAGAACAGCGGAACAAAGAGCAGAGGCGCAACAGAATAATGGATAAGCAACTATTTACTCCAACGCCTGCTCAGGTAAGTGAGGCTCAATCTCAGGAATATATTTTTGAGATGCTGATGTCTGGATATTTCTTCATTGAGTTAGCGAAAGTTCAGGAAGTCAGAGGGGAAGCACCAGATTTAGTTGTTGATGTTCTTCCTTTACTAACCAGAACAGACCGTACAGGAAAAATGATTTCCAACTCGGTTTTATATGATCTTCCCGTATGGCGGTTGCAGAGAGGAAACAGCGCTGTAATTATGGACCCTGTGGCAGGTGATATTGGTCTGATTGCGGTATGCGACAAAGACACATCACTGGTAAGAAAAAATCGTAAAGAATCAGTACCTGGAAGCAAAAGACGACACAGTAAATCGGATGCGATTTATCTTGGTGGGGTATTAAACATTTCACCTACTCAATTCATTGAATTCGCTGACGGTGCAATAAATATAACCACGCCTAACCCACTAAATATCAAATGCTCATCGTTAAATATTGATGCTCCTGATGGAGTCAACATGAATACGCCTTTACTTAAAGTTAGTGGCGATATTCAGGATAACGCAGACTCACAGTCATCTACTGTTAAAAATTTAAGGGACAACTATAACAATCACAAACATTCTGTTTCAGGAATACAAAGTGGTGGGTCAACAATAAATTCCAATGCAACGGATAAACCGACATGACATACAGAACTATGCAGCTGGACACTTCTACGTGGGACTTGACGCTTGACGGAAATGGCAATCTGGCGATCGCAGAAGAATCATATTCTGTTGCTCAGGATGTCGCCAGTGCATGCCTGGTGTTTTCAGGAGAGTGTTATTACGACAATACACTTGGGATCCCATGGAAGGCAGAAGTTCTTGGCAGGCGACCATCTCCTGGTTTTATTGCTCAGAAAATGCAGGCTGAAGCACTCAAATTACCCGTTGTTGAGGATGCTCTGGCGTCAGTTTTCTTTGACAAGAATACACGCACAACTCGCGGGACAATCCGCGTTACAGATATCAATGGTAATATTGCACAGGCCACCTTATGACGACATTAAATACGGCTGTTCCTGATGTAACCATCACTGAAAACGGTCTTTCAGTCCCCGATATAGCAGATGTATTGGCGGGAAGACTTACAGACATGTCAACGGCCCTTGGCGGTGGCGCAAGTCAGTCACTGAGTTCACCGCAAGGGCAGATCGCCCAGTCTGACACTGAAATTATCGCTCAGGAATACGACAAGCTTCTTTGTTTGTTTAATCAAATTAACCCTGACTTTTCAACCGGCAGATTCCAGGACGGGATTGGTCGGATTTACTTTATGGAGCGGATCGCTGCTCAGGGGACAGTTGTTACAGCAACATGCATTGGTCAGGTTGGAACAACAATACCAGCAGGGAGTACCGCTGTGGATACGAGCGGGTATATATATCAGTCAATTGATAATGCTGTAATACCCTCATCAGGCTCTGTTGATGTGCAGTTTGTCAACACAACAACCGGGCCGATTCCGTGTGCCGCAGGTTCACTGAACCAGATTTATCGAGCCGTTTCCGGGTGGGATGCTGTAAATAATACTAGCCCTGGAGTCGTTGGTGTTGATGTTGAATCACGGATCGCCTTTGAAACTCGCCGGAGACAATCAGTTGCCAGAAACAGTCGAAATCAGGACGCATCTACATTAGCCGCGTTACTTGCGACTGATGGTGTGCTTGATGCTTACGTATGGTCAAACAGAACTGCAGAAACAGTAAATAAAGGAACAACGAATTTCCCGATTCTTGCGCATTCTGTTTATATTTGTGTTTATGGCGGGGCTGATACGGATGTTGCTGAGTCAATATTCAATACTTATAACCCCGGGGCCAATATGAATGGTAATACAACGTTCACTGTTTACGATAACGTTAATTACATGCCGCCATATCCATCTTATGTAATGCAATGGCAAAAGGCATCACCTACGCGGGTTTACTTTAAGGTAAATGTCGATGCTTCACTAAATCCCCCAAGTGATATTACTAAACAAGTAAAGGAAATGATTGTCACTGTGTTCAATGGAGGATATGAGGGTATTGGAAAGGCACGAATTGGTTCGACGATAAATGCTGGTAAATACTATGCCCCTGTTATTTCAATATCTCCTGATACAGTTGGAATTTTGTCTCTTGAAGTTTCTCTCGATGGTTCACTATACGGACCGGCTGTGACTATGGGCATAGACCAGGTTCCAACCATTCAGGAATCAGATATCACTGTTACATTATCGTAGGGGGAAATGTATGTGGGAGGACACAATTCTTACCCAGTACTCTGCAAGCAAAAAATTACTATCCATCATTGATACCTTTAATCAGGCAATTAGCCTTGATGATTTCACTGATGAGTTTATTAAAAAAGTATGGGATTTGACTACCTGTGATACATTCGGCCTGGATATGTGGGGGAAAATAGTAGGGATAAGTCGCTATATTAACTCACCTATAGAGACCAATTCCTTCGGATTCAGTGAAGCTGATAATGCAGAACCAAATTACCCCGCTCCGTTCAACAACTCTCCTTTTTTTGGAGGAGCACAGGAGACAACAAATGTTAGATTGAGTGACGAGGCTTACAGAACACTCATATTTTGCAAAGCGTTTACGAACATAAGTATTGCTACGATTCCAGAAATCAACAAGTTTTTAAAGATATTATTTTTTCAAAGAGGAAGGGCATACTGTGTGAATTATCGAGATATGACCATTGGAATAACATTCGAGTTTGAACTTGCACCATACGAGGAATCTATTCTCACAAATTATGAAGTAATGCCAGTTCCTAGTGGTGTTCAGGTAAATATTCGAAAAATTATTAGTCCTTATTTCGGTTTTTCATCTGACGCCTACCCGTTTAATGATGGCACATTTTATAGGAATTAAGTATGAATCGCTCTGACTCACCCAAAAAACAACCAAAACCTTTTGGAGTAAATGGTCAAAGAGAGGATCTTCTGCCGACAACTCCAGCTGGAGATAATACAGCATCCTACGATTTAGGATTCCCACCAATAACAATGATTTTGAAATCTGCCGGGGGCCTTCCTCCCAAAGGGCAGGACATGAATCAAATCTTGTATGAGTTGTCTTCCCTTTGCAGATGGTCTAGCGCAGGCGCTCTTAATGCTTTTGACTCAGATTTTTCAACGGCGGTTGGAGGGTATCCTCTTGGAGCTGTTCTCATCAGTGATGACGGCGCAACGATTTATATCAGCACTATCAACAACAACACAAACGACCCTAATACTTCTTCAGCTGGGTGGTCGCCGCTAAGTGATTACCTCAAGATGCGAGAATCATTCACCGGCGTGGTTGGTCAGGCTGTTAACCAGAAAATGAGCGTGGCAATAGCGTCGGCATCAGCAACGTTCACTGCTGATCAAGTCATTGTTGGTGAGTCATTATCTGGTAAGCAGTACCGTTTAAGCTCGGTCAACAAAACCATCAATCTCACCACGACTGGGGCGGGTGGCATGGATACTGGTAGTGCGCCAGCCAGTGGTTGGGTTGCAATTTACCTGATTTATAACCCGACGACAGATACCTCGGCATTACTTGCTCAGGACGTCACTTCTATTATTGCTCCCACGGTATATGGTGGTGCAAACATGCCAGCAGGATATACGGCGAGCGCTTTGGTATCGGTGTGGGGAACAACATCTGGGGCGCTGTTAAAAATTGGGTACCAAAGAGGGAGAAAGTTCGCTACCCAGCGAGTTGATGTACTGTCAACCAGTAGCAACCCAGGTGGGTATACTCCAATTTCTCTTACAAACGCGATCCCGAAAAACGCAGCAACCTGTACTGGTTATGTGTTTTGTAACACAGGGGAAGGTGATGGTTATGCAGCTGCTTCAATTGCTTCTGATACCCAGGATGTAGGGTATTTCCAGGCATATGCTGGTTTAAGTAGATCTACTGGCGTCGATTTTTACTATGAGCTTCTAATCCAGAACCCTCAAACAATTTATTATACATTCACTTGGACAACATCATCAGTATCTAGCTTAACTGTTGGTGTAAGTGGGTATACTATTTAAGGACTATTGATGAATCTATACATCCAACTTTCAACTAATGATGAAAGTCAATTAGTATCAATATTCCGTTGTGAGCAAGATCTTGAAAAATACCTTGAATATAAGGAAATTGTAATGAATTAAAATGTTAAGCACTCATTAGGAGATAAACACAATTCATCAAATAGTAAATTCTGTCAGTAGCTGGAGTATAAAATTATTTCAGAATCAACAATAAATGCTTATCTATACAAAAAAGAGCTGGAAAGCTTAAGTAAAGCATATCAAGAGAATGTTTCATTTCTTACGTTAGCTTTTAGTTCTGCATCTTTAACTGATGGAAGCAATCATGCAGCATTAGCAAGCTAAATATCCAATGCTGAAGGAACAGTTTGCGAGTGATCTAATAACGTTGAAATCTAAATATGGGGTGTGACATATCGGAAAAATAATGAACCAATTGAGGAAAAGCGTCCATACGATTGCCGCAATTTACGTGGCAGAAATGGATGAAGAGAAAGAAGTGATTGATGGCATATCGATTAACATTTTAGTATGCCAGGATGGTGGATTCGATAGACCTGAGCGAATGGAAAGCCCCTTATGGGGCTTAAAGTGCATTTTGACGACTTGGTTACCTAGAGCATAAATTTAATAATTTAAAAGCAATGGTTTTGGAGTGTTTAACACTAAATTCATCAATAGGAGTCATGGCTCTTGCTGTTAATATGCACAAAGCCATGGATGATATGAGGTTTATTGAGGCTGCAATATTTATATTAATACCAGAGTTTGATAGTAAAATCTTCATGTACGAAGACCATGAGCAAATAACCAGTATCTGAACTAGATATAGAGAAAACGAAATCCTGCCCATAAATCTTGATGCTCTTGATGAGAACAGCGATGATAAAGTTTTGCTGTAAGATATTACAACAACAAATACTACCGCCTCAAGCGCCTGAATAATCTCATCAACCGGCCTATGGTATGTATCCAGATAGATCATGGCAAAGAAAATAAATATCAACGGTATTTCATTTCTACCACTCAGGTATAGGTTGTTAATTTTTTTCAGTTCAGCCAGAACATACCCAACCATAAAGCAGAACATGAATGGGCTATAAAAATAGAAATAAACTATTAAAATGGAAGAAATTATCCAGTTGAATTTTTCAGTTCTGAATATAGCTATGTATGAATAAATTAGAATTGACCCAGCCATTTCTATAGGCATGGTCCATAATGAAGAGTTGTATGATGTCGGAGTATCATAAGCGAAAAATACATCGAAAAATGAAAAGGAAAATACACCAGGTAGTGACGGCTCAAACCTGAAAAATGTCCCTAACCACGATTTCGATATGTCATTAGTAGCGGCTTGAACATTGAAAAATAGGTTTAACCTCATCATGATATATGCGACAAGGCTTACGAACAGAATCGGAAGAGCCAATCTGAATAATCTTGCAACGGTGGATACCGCAGTATTACGTTTTGATGAGTAGATTTGGCTAACGCTCAGGACGTAGCCTGATAAAACAAAAAATACCAAAACAGCAAGATGAGCATTTGTAAAAAAGCTCATCCATTGATGATTTACAAAATTAGGTGCGTCAATTGCAATCACGCCCCCCATGGTGTGCCCGAAGACAACAATAGTTGCGGCCCAGCCACGAATACCATCAAGATAATGGAGTCGATTATTAGACGACAT